ATGCGAGCTTGTAAACAAATATCTTCCTACATGTGGTAACTTATCATTAGTAGATGTATTAAAAGCTCTTGTAAAAGCTGCTTGTGATCTTCAAGAGCAAGTTGATGTACTTGATGCTGCAATTGCTACATTGAATGCTGATTATACTTTACCAACAGATTGTTTAACAGGAGTTACTGCTTCTTCAGATACACATGCTATTGTACAAGCTGTAATAAATAAACTTTGTGCACTAAGCAGTCAATTTTCACAATTGTTAATTGATCTTCCTAATACATATGTACAGATTGATCAACTTGATATTTTGATTCAAGCATACTTAGATAGTATAACTGGTAACCTAATTAGTAATAAAATGGTTCCTTATGCTGTACTTCCTTACTTTGGACCTATATCAGGATTCTTTGATTCTACAGGAGCTGGTACAGGTGATTGGAATAAAATATATCTTTGTAATGGTAATAATGGAACTCCTGATTTAAGAGGTAGAGCTTTAACAGGTGCTATCAATGGTGTTCCTGGACCAACATTAAATGCTGTGGTTGATCCTGCTGTTAGTCCAGCTAATCCAAATTATAGTCTTTTTGATGTTGCTGGTGCAAATCAAGTAACACTTACATCTACACAGATTCCTGCACACACACATTCAGCTACAGCTATCTCTACAGACTCTGGACATACACACACTCAATTTGCTGAAAACTTTAATTTATCTAGTACAAGTACAACACTTATGAGTCGTGGTTCAGCTGGTGCTGGTGGAAGTGTAAGTACAGGTTATGCAAATATCACTACAACTGTAACAGTTAATCCAAATACAGGTGGAGGACTTCCTCATGCAAATATTCAACCAGTAACAGCTTGTTACTATATTCAATATAGACCAGTTTAATAAAATTAATAAGATGTCATATCCATATTTACCAGTAAATCCTTGTTGTACAGATGTAGTTTTAAATACTCCTTGTGGGTGTAGCTCTACAATTACTAATAGTGGTTGTAATAGCAATGATCCATGTAATACTCATTTAACTGCTTCTAGTACTATTGTTTATGATGGTCCTGCATTATCATGTACAACAGCTGAACCATGTGATACACTTAATGTTATATTGCAAAAGATTGATGAAATCATTTGTAATCTACTTGGACAAATAAATACATTAAATAATCAACTTAATAATATTACTACACAAGTATTATACATAAATAGTGAGATAACTAATATATACAATGTATTAGATGTTTGTTGTAATGTTACTACAACAAGTACTAGTACAACTATAGCACCAATTCTTTGTGAAAGCTTCTCATTAGATAACACAGGACCTGATCCAGTAGCTGTAATCATTACTGATTGTAATACAGGAGAGCAAGAAGCTATTGTATTATTACCAGGAGAAACAGATATTTGTGTTGAAACAGATAGTCCTCTAACTGTTCCAGGTACAGTGATTGTAACACCAAATGGTCCTTGTGGAACTACTACAACTACCACCACTGCAGCACCTACAACCACTACCACAACAACAGAAGCAATTCCTTGTGAATGTTTAACATTCTACAATGAAGATGTTGATTCTCACATTATAACTTATACAGATTGTAGTGGTAGTACAAGTAGACCAATAGAAATTCTTTCACATCAAACTATTCAAGTTTGTGGATGTTGTGGATTTGCTAGTGATGAGCTTGTAACTATATCAATAGGTGCAAATTGTATTTCTGGAGAATGTCCAACACCTTTAACAACAACAACAACTTCTAGTAGTACAAGTACAACAACTTCTACATCTACTAGTACATCAACTTCTACAACAACATCTACTAGTACATCAACTTCTACAACAACATCTACTAGTTCAACTTCTACAACAACTACTTCAACTACATGTAATCCTGCTACTCCTCATCCATTTTCTGGTACAGTGGTAAATGGTACAAGTACTGTTCCTGATTCAGGTAGTTTCTTAGAAGATGCTTGTGCAGCTATTGATTGTTTACAAGATGCTAGTTGTACAGTAACTTCATCTTTTCCAGTATATTGGAATGTTGAATATCCAGGAATAGGGGATATTGCATATGCAGGATCTACTGGATGTACATTAGCACTTGTAGGATATAATGGATATTTCCAAATTAACTATGATGGTATATGGGTTGTAGTTCAAATTATTGACAGCACAATAGTAGATTTTCCTACTTGTTCACCAACAACTACCACCACCACAACTGTTGTAGATTGTATTAACTATTTAGTACAAGGACTTTCTCCATCAGGAACATGGGAAGGATTTGATTGTAATGGAGCTCCTATATCTGGAACAGTTGCAGGAGGAGGTACAGATGAAACAGGATGTATGAATGCATCAACATTAGTTCTTAGCAATGCATATATTAAAGAGTCTACACCTTGTACTACAACAACAACAACAACAGCATTATAAATATAAAACATGGCTAATTGTCCACAAATAAATAATACAACAATAATAGGAACGAGTGCTGTCACATATGATGGCACTCCACTTCCTTGTACAGATGTAAATACATGTGATGACTTAAATACAGTACTTGCTAAGTTTGATAGTGTTATATGTGCTGTAAACAGTGGTGTAAATGAACTTACAGATAATGTAACAAATATTACTGAAGAATTAATGCTTATTTCAGAAGATATAATTAACATTAATGATCAGCTTAATATATGTTGTCCAACAACTTCTACAACATCATCAACATCAACTTCAACATCTACATCTACTTCTACTTCTACAAGTACTACAACTACTACTACAACTGCTATACCTTGTAATTGTATAATTTTCTATAATGGAGAACCAACAATACAAGAAATAGAATATAATGATTGTTCAGGAGAAACTCAGTACACTATAATACAAGTAGGTGCTACAGATAGCTATTGTGGATGTTGTGGAGTTACACATGCTCCTTTAGTAACAGTTATAGAAGGTGGTGCATGTATTTCAGGAGTTTGTCCATCAACAACTAGTACAACTACTACCACACCACCAACCACTACCACTACAAGTAGTTCTAGCACTTCTACTACTAGTACATCTAGTACAAGTAGCACTTCTACAACAAGTACAAGTAGCACTACGACTACCACTACAACTGTATATGATTATTGTCCATCTTCTATTGTATCGACAAATTCACAACAGTGGTCTGCATTAACTACTACTCCTGATGGAACTATATATGGATGTACACTTAGTGGAGTTGTTTATAAATACCCTGTAGGAGGACCTTGGTCTACTGTTTCTAGTTCAGGTGCAATTAATGCAGCTCTTGCAGCAGATTCATTAGGTAATGTGTATGGTGCAGTTAATGGAGGTACATTATATTTAAAACCTTTTAGTTCATCTACATTCACTCCTATTATTCCATTTGCTGGAAATGATTCTTGGAGAGGATTATACGTAGATCAAGCTGATACATTATGGACAGTTGATAATGCTGGTGCAATTTATACAAGAGCAGTGTCTGCAACTGGATTTACATATCATGGAGTAACACCTAGTACAGGAGCAAGAGATATCACTGTAGCTCCTAATGGAGATGTTTATGTTTGTGGTCCTTTTAATATTTGGAAACAAACAGGGGGAACTGGATCATTTGTTTCATTACCTACATCACCAGGATATTGGACTAGTATATCAGCAGCATCTAATGGAGATATTATATGTGTTGGTGAAAAACAATCTCCTTATGCAGGTGGTGTATGGGTAATACGTTCAGGCACAACTACATTTACTAAACTTTCTTGTGATAGTGATAGTGATTGGTCAGCAGTTCGTTCAATTGGAGGTGGTCAATTCTATGCATCACAAACAATTAGTGTAGGTGAAGGTGATGGAGAAGTTTATATATTCGGTTAAAATCAATAAAATAAAATAAAATGACAGTATTTATAACATTAACATTAGCTGGGGCTAATGTGGGTCCATTCAATTTATACTCAGATATTGATGGATATACAACAGCGTTTGAATCAGGAGTGAGTGCAGCTGCATTACTTGCAGGATATGCTTCAAATTTAGTACCTGATGGTACAACAACTATTAGATTACTTTCTACTGGACAATGTACTAACTACTTTGATATAGTGTTAAGAAGTGAACCAACCACTACAACTACTAGTACATCAAGCAGTAGTACAACAACAACAACTACCACAACTCCTCCTTAATAACTTTAAAAAAATCCTGTTTTGTTGGTTTTACAGGAATTTCTCCTCAAGATTTTTCTTGGGGAGTTTTTGTTTATAACTAAAATAGTTATAAATAATTACATGGATAACTAAAATTATTTGGAATATATAAAAACTATTGTTTATCTTTACAATATTTTTTAACTAATATGAGTACATATGTCTGAAAACCAAAGCTTGTTACACCGATTAGAAGAGTTATTAAGTCAGAAGAAAAGTAAAAAATTCTACGCTGAGAAATTAGGAATAAGTGAATATGAAGTGAATGAGCTCATGAGAGAGCTTAAAGAAAAAGATACTGAAACTACAATAAGAAACTTTGCAGAAGAACGTAAAGTTAATCTGGAAAGAGGAACAATAGAAAGTACAATAGTTATTGACTATGAACCTAAAGATGATCTTGAACTAGCTAAGCTACACAAGATAAACTTAGATAAGTATGTAATTACAAACTACTGGTCTAAGATGTTACCAAGTGGGAAGTTTACTTCCTCAGTCTTCTCAAAAAGAAAAGAAGCAAAAGATTACTCTCCTGAAGACTTTGCTAAGTTTTTAGAAAACTACAAACCAAATAATGTAGAGGTTAATAAACCAAAACCATCAAATCATAAAGATTATGTAGATGTAGAAATCTCTATAGCTGATTATCATTTAGCTAAGAAAACTGTAGATGGTGATAATGATCCAACAACTAGAGCTTTAAGATATATGAATGTGGCTCAGTCTTTGATTGAGAAAGTGGAAGCTAATTACAACATAAACACTGTAGTGCTTCCTATATCAAACGATTTCTTCCATACAGATAACTATCAACATCAAACTACAAACGGTACTCCACAAGATACTATAATGGATTATGCTGATGAATATGAAGTGGGATTTGCTCTTCTTGTAGATACAATTAATATGTTAAGACAACATTCCAGCACTGTAATTGTTGTTCTTGTACAAGGAAATCATGACAGAACTAAATCTTTTTATCTAGCTCACGCATTAGATATATTCTTTAGAGAGGAGTTAGATGTACAATTTATAAGAGAACATTCTGTTGTTAAAGGATTGACATTAGGAAATACATTTATTGGATGGCATCATGGTAACTGTAAGTTAGAAGACTTACCATTATTATTTGCAACACATCCACAATATAGTCACCAATTTGGTAATGCTATTTATAGAGAGGTACATACAGGTGATAAACATCACTATATGGCTAAAGAGGTTAAAGGAGTAAGAATACAACAAATGCCTAGTTTGTCTGGAACAGATAGATGGCACTTAGATAATAACTTCGTACATTCAGTACGTGCAGCTCTTGCTTTAGTCTATGATCTTAATCTAGGTAAGATAGCAGAGTTTGAAACTCGAATATAATTATGGCAACATTAAGAAAATTAGTATCAGATGTTAGAAGTGTCCACAAGATACTTTCTACAGATAGTCTTATTACAGATAGAGCTATTGCTTCTGAAATCAGAAACAATGCTCTATTACTTATAAAGAGAGAAACCAATTTAAGAAAACTTTGGGCAACTGATACATTATTCACTACTATTCCTTGTTTAGAGATGGTGGAAGTACCTATCTCTGAATGTTGTGATTATGTAGATGAATGTACTATTGCTAGAACAAAATTTAAACTTCCACGTGTATCAGAAGGTAATTACCAATATGTAATACAAGGGGTTTATTCTATTAATGCTTTAGGTGGTACAGGAAAGAAACTAAAAGAAATAACTGTTAATAGATATATTAATCTATTAAAACTTCCTATAATTAAAAATGAAGAATATTTCTGGATTACAAATGGATATCTTTATGTAAATAATCCAATGATTAGATCAATTAGATTTGTTGCATTATTTGAAGAAGATGTTGAAAATGAAATAATGTATCCAGAATGTGGATGTGGAAGTCCAGAATATACAATTGATGAAATCTGTAAGAATCCATTAGATAAAGAGTTTGCTCTTCCTGGATATTTGGAACAGCAAACTTTACAGCTTACATCTCAAA